ATCAGGCCTCACCAAGATTGGAACCAGCAAGCACCGAATTTTCCCCCCACAGAAAACAAGGCTTTACAGAACAGGATTGGAGTTTCCTGAGGAACCTGACTTGCAGCCAGCCATTCTTTCAACCCGTGACCCGAGAAATCCAAATATGAATTACCTCGAGAAAGGTCTTCGATTGTATGATGTGAAGCATGGAGATTTGGACCGTAGCGAAATTAGACGAGCATACCAGTTGATTTCCGGCGAGATCATTTCGCGCTGTAAAAGCGCGGATTTGGATGTTCGAGTGTTATCTTTAACGCAAGCAGTTAATGGAGCTAGCAAAGTTGAATTTCCGTGTTCTAATTCAATCGATAGAGATTCAGCTGTCGGATTTCCATATGCCCAAGTTGATAAGGCTGCTACCAAGCATGACTACCTTGAATTCAACCCCATAACCCAGATTTGGCAAATCAAGCAAGATGCGAAGGGTAAGAGCCTCATTAACTCGGTCAATTCGCTATTGAGTGATGCTGGAAAGGGAGATCCAAGGGGAGTGGTATTCACCTGTTATGGCAAGGATGAACTGGTTAAGGGAAAGAAGATTGTTGGAGATTCAGCTAAGACCAGGGTATTCATGAGCGCACCATTCCCATATGTGTTGGCCTGGCGTCGATATTTTCTCACTGCGGTCAATAGAATGCAACAGATTTTTCATCAGATTCCCATTAAGATTGGAATAAATGGAAGAGGAATGGACTGGGATGGGCTCTATCATTCGCTTGCCAAAGTTGGAGTTTATGGATTTGATACTGATTGCAAAGATTGGGATGCAAATATCAACCCCATATGGCAAGAGGAAATGCCTGAGCACTTCTGGAATCCTATTTTTCGAGCACTCGACAGAAATCATAAACCACAAGATGATGTTACTCGAACTTCCCTACATATGCCCCTGAACAAACCAGTCGTTATCGCAGAGAGCGACATTATTGAATTGGCAGGAGGGCAGGTATCAGGTCAGCCAGGTACTGCCCCAGAAAATTCAGTTATTAACTGGGCTTTGTGTTTTATCATATGGAGAAGATTGGCACTCCGTGCAAGTAGATCATGCTATTCATATGCAGATTTTAGGCAGAAAGTTGCACTTGCGGTTTATGGCGATGATCTAGTATGTACTGTTGATGCAGCTGAGTTGTGGTGGTTTAACAGAAATACTTTTATGCAAGAGGCAGCCACCTTGGGATTCAATGTTATGGATGCTCTTAAGACTGGAGATATTAAGCCATACGATCATATTGACGACCTCACGTTTCTAAAACGCCGCTTTGTTCATCATGGACATTGGGTTGTTGGAGCTCTTGAAATTCCATCAATTCTTAAATCTATGTTGTGGATGAGGAAGGCTAATGGATACATGGTGGATGACAAATTGATGCATGATGGTAAGATGGTGTTCCCAACAGGCTCGGTAGGCCCTGAATTTATTGAAACCGTTGGATCTGGATTGACGGATTTGGCCATGCATGGAGAAGACGTATATAGTAAATACGCATCTATAATACTCCCTCAGCTAGAGAGGATGGGGGTATCAATTTCAACAAGCTATCAACAGGAGGTTGATAAGCTACAATTACCTCTCTAGGGTGCCCCACCTAGGGGAAAACTACGAAAAACAAAATTTATTTGACGAGGGAGATGAACGCTCTGCCATATGGTGACCCCCTCAGGAGAGACTGCTAGATAAGCTTCTCTCAGCAATTAGTTTGGCACACGTACACTTACACAATACACGCACACACACCACCGCATATTTACAC